TGATCGTTGAGGCCAAAGCCGCGGGGTCTCCTTTGATCTTTGAATTAAGAGCCATGGGCATCCCGGTTCAGGAGTTCACTCCAAGTAAAGGTAACGACAAGATCGCCCGGTTGAACGCCGTGGCAGACATCTTTGCATCTGGAATGGTGTGGGTTCCTAATACGAACTGGGCCGAGGAGTTGATTGAAGAGGTCGCCTCTTTCCCGGCGGGAGATCATGACGACTTGGTGGACTCGATGACCCAGGCTCTTTTGAGGTACAGGAAGGGCGGATTCATCAGATTAGCCTCTGACGAGGACGATGAGCCTGCGTACAGAGCGAAACGCGCTTATTATTAGGAATGTCCCAAAGGAATACCATGGCAACCAACATTGACAAGGCTCTTGTGCCATCGATGATCGCTGAAGATCCGACGCCCATTGAGATCGAAATCGAAAATCCTGACTCTGTGACCATTGATATGGGCGGTCTGGAGGTGATTCTGACTCCTGAAAAGGAGGGCCAGGATGACTTTGACGCCAATCTTGCCGAGAGCATGGATGAGGGAACGCTCGATTCCATCGCGGCAGAGCTAATCAGTGACTTCAACGACGACATCCAATCCCGACGAGACTGGATTCAGACCTATGTAGATGGCCTTGAGCTGCTTGGAATGAAGCTGGAAGAGCGTTCAGAGCCATGGGAAGGGGCTTGTGGTGTGTACCACCCCATGCTGGCTGAGGCTCTGGTTAAGTTTCAATCCGAAACCATGATGAGCACCTTCCCCGCTGCGGGACCGGTGAAAACCAAGGTAATTGGACGCGAAACCCCGGCTAAAAAAGCTGCCGCCGAGCGGGTTCGGGAGGACATGAACCATCAAATGACCGATGTCATGACCGAATACCGGCCTGAGCATGAGCGCATGCTGTGGGGTCTTGGACTTGCGGGTAATGCTTTCAAGAAAGTGTACTTCGATCCTACTTTGGATCGTCAAGCGTCGATGTACGTTCCGGCCGAGGACATTGTTGTCCCCTACGGAGCCAGTGATTTGGCATCTTCTCCCCGTGTGACTCATGTCATGCGTAAGGGAGAGAACGAACTCCGAAGGCTACAAGTGGGTGGTTTCTACCGAGATGTTGATCTTGGAGACCCCAATAACACGCTGGACGAAGTTGAGAAGAAGATTGCTGAACGGCTTGGTTTTAGGGCGACTTCTGACGAGCGGTACAAGCTGCTGGAGATGCAAGTCGAGCTGGATCTGCCGGGGTATGAAAACGAAGACGGCATCAAGCTCCCGTACATCGTTACCATTGAGAAGGGTTCTGCAAAGATCCTGGCCATTCGCAGGAATTGGCAGCCGGACGACGAGGCTTACAAGAAGCGAAACCACCTCGTTCACTACGGCTACATTCCCGGGTTCGGGTTCTATTGCTTTGGTTTGATCCACTTGATTGGCGCTTATGCAAAGAGCGGGACTTCTTTGCTTCGTCAGTTGGTGGATGCCGGAACGCTCTCTAACCTGCCGGGCGGATTCAAGACCCGTGGCATGCGAGTCAAGGGAGACGACACTCCCGTAAGTCCGGGTGAGTGGAGGGATGTTGACGTTCCGTCGGGAACCCTGCGAGACAACCTGCTGCCGCTTCCTTATAAAGAGCCGAGCCAAGTTCTTGCTGGGCTGATGGACAAGATCATTGAAGAAGGCCGTAGATTTGCCAATACGGCTGACCTTCAGATCAGCGACATGTCGGCTCAGGCTCCCGTTGGTACCACGCTTGCAATCCTTGAGAGAACCCTCAAGACGATGAGCGCGGTGCAAGCGCGTATTCATTATTCGATGAAGCAGGAGCTTGTGCTTCTGAGGGACATCATCAGGGACTACACCCCTGAGGAGTACGCCTACGAGCCGGATGCTGGCAACAGAAAGGCCAAGAAATCAGACTACGACGACGTAGATGTGATCCCGGTCAGTGATCCGAATGCGGCCACGATGGCGCAAAAGATCACTCAATATCAGGCTGTTTTCCAACTGGCTCAGCAGGCTCCCCAGTTGTACAACATGCCGCTGCTGCACCGTCAAATGCTGGACGTTCTGGGTATTAAAGACGCCGACAAGCTGGTGCCGATGGCCGAAGATCAGAAGCCGACTGATCCCGTAACTGAAAATCAAAATGTGCTGATGATGAAGCCGGTCAAGGCGTTTGCCTACCAAGACCATCAGGCTCACATCATGGTTCACATGTCGGCCATGCAAGATCCGAAGATCGGTCAGTTGCTCCAATCCAACCCCATGGCCCAGCAGTTGCAGGCAGCCATGATGGCTCATATTAATGAGCACCTTGGGTTTGAGTACAGGAAGCAGATCGAACAACAACTTGGGTTTAGTCTTCCGCCTCAGAAAGACGAGGCCGGAGAAGATCTGCCGCTGGATCCGGCTATTGAGGCTCAACTGGCGCCTGTCTTGGCTCAAGCAGCCCAAAGGCTTCTTGGTCAGAACCAACAGCAAGTCGCTCAGCAGAAAGCCCAGCAGCAGATGCAAGACCCGCTGGTTCAGATGCAAATGCAAGAGCTTCAGATCAAAGCTCAGGATCAACAGCGTAAAGCGGCTAAAGATCAGGCTGACGCCGCAATTAAGCAGCAGCAGATGCAGATTGAACGTGAACGAATTGCTGCACAGCAAAAGTCCGAATCGGAGCGCGTCAAGGCTGGAATGATCAAAGCTGCCGTTCAGATGAACAACGACAGGACCGGCCGGATGATGGATCTTGGCGTTGATGTTCTGAAGCATGCGTCCATTCAAAACCAAGAAAACAAGTTGCGTGAGCTTCAGATGCGTCACGAAGCCATGCAATCCAAAGCCCAGCAAAACAAAAAGGAGATTAAATGAGCCCGCTAGAAGTTTTGATCCATCAAGCAGACGAGAAGATTGACCAGATCAAAGACTTCATGGCTGCTGGACGGGCTCAGTCCTTTGAGGATTATCAGAAAATGTGCGGTGAGATTCGGGGTCTGCTGACCGCACGTAGTTACGCCCAAGACCTTCAATCCAATCTGGAGAACATGGATGAGTGAAATTCTGCTGGCTACGAACCCCAGCAATCCGCAGGTAGTCGGGGCATATCGCCCTGATGCGTCTGCTCAAGAGAAGGCCCGCCAGCTCCCCAAGCCAAGCGGTTATCGCATTCTGTGTGCGATTCCCGAGGCAGAAAAGGAGTTTGAGGACAGTGAAGTCGGTCTTATCAAGGCTGATCTGACCCTCAGAAACGAAGAGGTTCAGACGACTGTGTTGTTTGTCGTTGACCTCGGGCCTGACTGCTATAAGGACGCGACTCGGTTCCCGAGCGGTCCGTGGTGCAAGAAGGGTGACTTCATCCTTGTTCGCCCCAACGCAGGTACCCGCCTACTCATCCATGGCCGGGAATTTAGGATCATCAATGATGATTCGGTCGAGGGGGTTGTAGAAGATCCCCGTGGCATTAAACGTAAGTGAGGAGGACAAAATGCCTCAGATGGACGCACAAGAGTTCAAGTTTCCTGATGAAGTCGATCAGGACGTAACAAATAGTTTAGCTCCCGAGATCGAGATTGAGATCGAGGACGACACTCCCGAAGAGGATCGTGGCCGCACCCCGATGCCCAAGGAGCTTGTCGAAGAGCTTGAGCAGGACGAGCTTGAAGCCTATGACGACGGCGTAAAGACCAAGCTCAAGCAGATGCGCAAGGTCTGGCACGACGAGCGCCGGGAGAAAGAGGCTGCTCTTCGTGAGCAAAAGGAGGCTTTGACCTTTGCTCAAAAGCTCCTTGAAGAAAACAAGCGCATTAAGACCATTCTGACTACCGGCGAGAAGCAGTATGCCGAGACCATTCAGAATGCGGCTGCAATGGAGCTTGCCGCAGCCAAGCAGGAGTACAAAGACGCTTTTGAATCTGGTGATTCAGACCGGGTATTGGAGGCGCAGCAGCAACTTCAAGATGCAAACATGAAGTTGATGCAGGCAAAGAACTTCAAACTGCCCCCTTTACAAGACGAAGAATCTTCTGTACAAACGCAGCAATCATCAGGTGCGCCAGATGTAAAGGCATATGCGTGGCAAGAGCGCAATCCTTGGTTTGGTAAGCACAAGGGCATGACCGCTTATGCGCTTGGACTCGATCAAGAGTTGCGCGAAAACGGGGTTAATGTCGGATCTGATGAGTATTATCAGGCCATTGACAAGACGATGCGCCAAAGGTTCCCTGAAGTGTTTAACGACGGGAGCAAAGTTCAGCCTGCCAAGCCCAAGGCTGGAACGGTGGTAGCTCCGGCTGTGCGCAGTACGTCCTCCAACAAGGTTCGACTGAAGCAAAGCCAAGTCCAGTTGGCAAAGAAACTGGGCCTCACACCTGAACAGTACGCTAAAGAAGCGTTGAAATTGGAGTCTCGCAATGGCTGAAAATCGTATGACCCGTGAATTGGAAACCCGCGCTGTACAGGAGCGTCCTAAACAGTGGATGCCGCCTGAACTTTTGCCTGAGCCTGATAAGGCCCCGGGCTATAAGTATCGCTGGGTTCGTACTTCGACTCTCAACTCTGCTGACCCGCGCAATATCTCGGCCAAACTCCGGGAAGGCTGGGAGCCGGTGACTCTCGAAGAGCAGCCCAAGTTTCGTTTGTTGGCCGATCCGCAATCGCGCTTCAAGGACAACATCGAGATTGGCGGGCTGTTGCTGTGTAAAACCCCGATTGAGTTTGTCGAGCAACGCAACGAATACGTTGATAAGCAGACGCAAGCCCAGACGGAAGCTGTTGACAACAACCTTATGCGTCAGAACGACCCGCGCATGCCGCTCTTCAAGGAGCGCAAATCGGGAACTTCTTTCGGTAAGGGCGTCTAATCAATCTTAGGAGTTTCAAATGTCCTACCCGACTGTTTCGGCACCCTATGGGTTCCGGCCTGTCAATCTGATTGGCGGGCAGGTGTTCTCGGGTTCTACCCGCGAATACGCCATTGACTACAACTATGGCACGGCCATTTACTACGGTGACTTCGTTCAACTTTCGAGCGGATACATCACCATTCTGGCTAACACCATCTCCGGCAATGCGGCGGTTGGCGTCTTCCTTGGTTGCTCGTATACCGACCCGGTGAGCAAGCAAAAGCGCTTCTCGCAGTATTACCCCGGCAACGTCACCTCTGGCGATATCAAAGCCATCGTGTGTGATGACCCCGATACGGTGTTCAAGTGCGCCGTTGTGACCGCTGCTGGTACCGCCACCATCGCTTCTGCCACCCAGTCGCTGGTTGGTCAGAACTTGGCTGGCAACACCTCGACTGGCTCCGCCTCGACCGGTAACTCGGCTGGTGGTGTTGTCGCTGCGACCTCCAGCTCCGGTAACTTCCGTATTCTGGGCCTGGTTCCCGACACGCAAGTGACGACTGGTTGCACCTATTCTTCGGGCACCGGTTCGACCTCTATCGTTGTTTCGGGCCTGTCGATTGGTCAAGTGATCCCCGTTGGTACCGACATGTTCCAACTGGTGTCCGCCACCAATCAACTGGACTGGATCGGCGTTGTTGGTACTGCTGCTACCGTGTCGTCCACGACCGCCCAGACGCTGACGATGGCTGCGTCCACCACCGCGTCCGGAACCCTGGTTCTGGTGCAAAGTCCCGAGGTGCTTGTGAAGATCACCTTCGGTGCCCATCGTTACTACGTGGCATAAGGGAGTGATCTAACATGGCTATCTCACGCGCACAACTGCTGAAAGAACTTCTCCCCGGCCTGAACGCCCTGTTCGG